GATTTCATCTCCGAGTGTAACCACGCTATCTGGGCGGTATGCCTTAATAAAAGATGCAACATTGCGGACAGCAACTTCATCGTGATAGGGAACCTGTAGATCTGGAACGATTACAGTTCTTTTCATTATTAATCCTCATCGTCATCGTCATAAGGGATCGAGTCAGGAAGTTGTGGCAGCCAGTTAGGAGTTGGCAAGATAGTTGCCGGGTAAGTTAAAGGCTCAAGCAAGATAGCCAAAGCCATTTCAACATCAAACCCTGCTCGTCTAAGCGATTTGTAATACTCGTTTAGCCCGATGCAGTACTGATCGAGCATAGAATAAGCCTCTAAGTCGATAGCCTTCTTGCGAGCCATAAGATTATTGTCGCTCTAAAAGTATGTTGTAGATCTCATCGACACGCCCATTGAGTCGCTTAATCTCCGACAGCAAGTGAGTGATCACATAGCCCGCTAATCCACCCACTATCGCAAGCGTGGCAATATAAAGATTTAAGATGTCCTGAGGTGTCATCGTTTAGGTGTCGCATATCCAAAGACCCCAGCTAGCAAAGCCCAGAGAACAGAGCGGTAATCTGCTGCAAAGTTAGATGCAGCCCAAGCAGATAGGAATGCACCTGCTGTGAGAATGTAAGGGTTTTTCATGTTCATGCTGTTCCTCCTAGAGTCGGGATATTAAAGAACGAACCGTCGTTATCGCCCTTGACGCTAAACGAGATATGGAGATGATGCCGATGCTTGTTAACCCCAGTATAAGTTCTCCAGCGCCAAGCGCTTTTGGCGCTTGCAATTTTGCCCTCGAAGATGAGATATAAGATGCGCTTATCAGACTTTGCCAACTGACGAAGTTGATCTGCCACATCGGGCATGATGTCTGGTTTAGGTTTGCCGGATAAATCGCGGTCAACATCAATGGCACGAACCCAACCCTGGTCATCTGGATTATGATCAGACTTACGAGCTGAGTGGCGACTATCGCCGATCCAGCCGTCCGAGGTACGATCACGATCGCTGAAGCAGTCGTCGAACTGTTCACGAAGTTGTTGTCCAGCCTTGCATAATTTAGGCTTCATCTAATAACTTCTTAGCAAGTAATTCGCAACCTTGGCAGTTCCATTTAAAGTTATCATTTAAGAATAACTCCTTATGACCACATTCAGGGCGAGGTGCAATAAAAGCATCTACATCTGGATCATAGGTGTAACCAATGCCAGCGAAATTGTGTCGGATAGTTGCATTAAAAGAAGTTTTAATCCAAGTGCCGCCAAGACTATTCATAAAGGCTTCGCCTTCATCTCCAGCAGGATCGTTATTATCTCCAACCAAAACTCGGATAACTATGTTGTCTTGATCTATTTCAGCCCAATGACTCATGCTAAATACCTCACGATTACAATTCCTGAACCGCCAGCTGCACCAGTTCCCGCACCGCCACCGCCACCACCTGTGTTGGCTGTGCCTGCAACTGCGCTTTGATTTGGATCTGCTTGACCACCTTGACCACCGCCGCCTAATCCGCCGGCTTGTCTAGTTCCATTATAAACTCCGCCGCCACCGCCGCCAGCATAGTAACCGCTAGCGCCTGTTCCTGTAGCAGATGCCCAAGTTGAATAACTGTTTGTTCCAATACCGCCTGCGGTCGGTCCAGTTGTAGAGTCTCCGCCAGCCGCACCTGCACCGCCACCACCCATGCCGTTGCCGCCTGTGCCTGTGCCTGTCTTATTACCACCGCGAGCGCCTTGCCCAGAAGTTGCTGTGCCGCCGTTAAAAGTTAATCCAAATGTTGATGATGTTGCACCGCCGCCAGAACCACCAGAAGCACCGTTGGCTGGAGTTGTCGATCCGCTATCTACATAGCCGCCACCGCCACCGCCACCAACGCAGGTAGTTAAAGCACCAAACTTTGAGTCAGAGCCATTGCCACCGCGAGTTGAGAACGCTGTGCCAGCACCAGTTCCACCGCCGCCAATAGTTACTGTGTATCCTGTCGCACTTAAACTTTGTGAAGTGAATGCAAGAAAACCACCTGCACCACCGCCGCCGCCAACGAAGCCGCCACCGCCACCGCCGCCAGCTGCGACTATTACATCGCACGATAAACTCACTAGAGGCGTGAAAGTACCTGATCCAGTAAAGGTGTGATACCAATAACCACCACTTAAAACACTTGTTCCGCCTGTGGCTTTAGGTGTTGCGGGCGGTAATCCGCTCAGAACTCCAGTAACTACATTCGCGATCATTAACCGATAGCCCCCACGACATACCAAGTATCAGTTGCAGTCTTGATGCAGGCTGCTGACTTATATTGTGCAAGGGTTGGGCTAGCCGCTACTGAACCTGCTGAAAGAATTGTGGTTGTACCGGGTGTTACTGCTGAAATAGTGCAAGTACCAGCACCAATATTGAGAACTGTTAGAACCGTTCCTATTGGGAACGCTACAGAAGCATTGGTAGGGATCTTATATGCGATCGCTGTCGCTTTATTCATAAGATCGAGCGCTTGGTAACTATCAGTCAAAGCTGCTGTGTAGTCGGTTGTGTTAGCCGCATCGACTGTAAAGGTTACGAGTCCATTGAACATAGCCGCGCTTAGAACATCGCCTGTTGCTGCTGGAAAGCCTGTTGCCATTATTTTCTCCTAATACGCCATTATGCTAGTGCCGATTATACCTGATACTGCGCTTCCGATGATGAAGCCCTCGACGATAGGTTCGAGAGTTGTAACTGTGACCTTCATGGAGTTTGGCGTTATCTGCCAGTCCAGTCCTTGAGCCTGTAGTGTCTTAACGATCGTCGAGCCGTCTGGCTGAACATTCGTAATCTTTAAATTGGAGAAGTAATCCAGATCGAGCATTGTCGCTGTCGGTACATCTGGGTCTAGCAGATCGACCGTCATAGCATCGATGCGGATCGTGGTCTCAGCTCTAGTGGCGACATAGATTTGAGCGATGTTTAAAGTGTCTGCATCTGTCTGAGCTACTAGGTTGCTCTGATTAAGTTGATGCGGGAAGTATTTAGCAATAGAAGCGGCGTTCTGTGAGACCTGCTGAGTGCCACCTACGCGAGTCATGCCAGCGCTGTTGATGATCAACTTGTCATCAAAGGCGAAGGTAAGGTTCGTGTAAGGAATGCCAGTAGTTTGATTAAACTCGATCGGAGTCTCGCCATACTTCTTGATCACATTGGTACGGTTTAAGAAGATCGCTGTGCCTTCTGAGTTGATATAAAACGCGCCTTGCTCTGAGAACTCTGCGTTCTTAAGCGCATCGAGCGCTGTGCGAGAAGTGCCAGGATCTGCAATACAGAGTGTGTTGCCAGTATTGATCGTACGCATCGAAGCAGGAAAAGAGACTTGATCTAAGATCTTGTTGATGCGTGTGCCAGTATCCTGACCAGCTGTGGCATCTGTAACGCCTACAATGCCAGCCTGTTGCATAAGTCTAAAAGCATCAGAACACACAATGTCCACATAGCCAGTCTCTTGGTTTTGTGGGTAGGTGTATTTGTAGTCTGTTGTATAACCAGAAAATAAGAAGTAGCCAACCCCGCCAACGGTTGCAGAGACACGCAACTTGCGTAGTGGAGTCAAGAAGCCGAAATAAGGGCTAGAAGTGTTCTGCGGGTTAAAGTAAGAATTAGGGTCTAGCACTCTGACTGTGCAAGTGCCAGCCTCGTATGTATCGCGCATGATATTGCGCCCGCGCTTGATCGAGATCGAGCGAACATCTGGTGTTAGATCAACGGTTGGTTCTGGCGTGGTAGTTGAAGCAAGTGTGCCTGTGCCTAATACGCCATACTTGGCATCTCCAATAGTGAACGGATAGCCGAAAGTAGCGCCAGAAGTGAAGTCGAACGATACGCTGATCTGCGCTGGAAGTGCCATTACCCGAACGCGCCTAATCCACCTTGACGATAAATAGCGGCGAACTTAGCCTGCAATGAGTCATTGAGTAGGCTGTCTCGAATTACATCTTTTAAGCCTTCTTCAGCAATGACTGATCCAGCGTTAACATTCACGGTTACATTCACGCCTGTATCGGTTGTGAATTGAGATCCCTGTGGCAGAGAATATTGAGTGCCAGTTACACCATAGCCAGAAGCCATTGATGTCGGAGTGGCTTGAACATTACCTGCGGAAATGCGAGCGACTTGGCTCTCGATCATGTCGAGATAAGACTTCCATGCTGTGAAGGGGTTCTTAGCATCTGGTAGCGATGCAAGGTAAGCGGCTAACTGCTGTGATAGCCCCTGAGACTTAGCAAGTTCTCCAGCTAGTTTGGAAGCCTCGGAAGTATTGCCGGTCAGGATCGCCAGTTGCAGTTCTAAGCGCTTGCGTTCCTCGGCTGAGATATCACCCTTAAGTGCAGCGATGATCTGAGTCTGCTGAATATCGAATAGAGTTCCAGCCTTCTGCAACGCTGTCTGCTCTTTGATCGCCTTGGTCTGTTCTTTAGTTGTCTTGAGTAAAGCATCGCGGTTCTTTTTTGCTGCCTTGTCTGCGGCTGCCTTTTGTAACTCTGATGCAACTGCTGGCGTGATGCTTGCTTTAGCGGCAGGCTTGGCAAAGATGCCGGGGATCTTAGTGAATTGAAGGTTTAGAACTGTGTCTAGTAACTTAAATGCTTTAGCCGTTCCTGAAGCGAATGCAGCAATACCATTAGCGGCTGTGTCTATTTTTGAAATGATATTGTCAAGCCCACCTTGACCACCGCCGCCTAAAATAGATAGCGCATCGACCAAACCTTTACCAATAGTCTCCTGCGCATTGGCTGCTGCGACAGTTAACTTGTCAAGTGATCCTGCATAAGTATCAACTGAGATCTGAGCCTGTCCACCGAATAGATCGTTAATTCTTGTCTGGACTTGCTCAAAGGACATAGCCTTTAGTTCAGCCTGAGTTAAACCGATACCGTACTTAGCAAGGGATCGAGTTTGCCCGACATAAGCCTTGGAAAGATCACCTGCCACCGATACGACATCAGCCCCGCTCGCCGCCGAGAGATCTAGCGCTGTGCGCAGTAATTGTTGGCTCTTTGCAACATCGCCAGTTGTGGTCAATAGGCGCTGAAAGGCTGGGCGCAGTTGATCATCGAGGACACCGAACTGCTTCTCTAGTTCAGATATAAAGTTCTTGACTGAAGGATCTGCAAAGGCTAAGCCTAAGTTATCTAAAGACTGAGTTAATAGTCTGGCTGCTTTATCATCAGCTGCAAAGGCTTTAGCGGCATTAAAGCCAGCGCGACCTAAGCGCTGAACGGTAAATAAACCTACATAAGACTTTGCAAGGCTTTTAACCTGAGAGTTAAGTCCGATAGTTGACTTAACAGCATCGTTGAAGGCTTTTCTGCCTACGAACTCCGCGGCAATATCTACTTTTACATTAGTTGCCATTAGTTATATTTACCTGTCTTGGCGTTGAACTTAGCAGCTGCGCTTTCCAAGGCTTTAATAACTGCACCCTGAGTCTTGCCCTGATCTTCATTCCAAGCGCGGAAGATACCGCGACCTTGCATCTTGCCTTCGCCTTTAGGATCTCCACCTAATCGAGGTGAGAAGTTTCCGCCGGGGTTCTTTCGTCCTGCTGTCTCATAGATAGCGCCAGCAGCAGATTTGTTGAGCAAAGATACGAGCGAACGCCAACCGCGATTATTAGGACGGCTCGGAGAAGTCTTATAAGTTATGCCCTTCTTGGCGATTGAAGGGTTGTAAGTTGGAAAGCGACCTTCGTTAAAAGATCGAGCAGACCAACCACTTAACGGAGACTCGGCTGGCATATAGCCGCGAGCCTTAGCCGCGATCGGCTTTAGCAAGTTCCCAAGTTCTTTAGTTGTAGCCTTGGCTAGATCAGGTTCATATTGCTTTAGGGCTTTGCGGAGTTTATCTGCGCCTTTTACTTCTGTTGGCATCAGCTTGCTCCTTTGCTCTGTCTTTCAGGGCTTGAAGTAAAGTCCTGAACATTGTGTGATCTAGTTCAATTAAAGTTTGGGGCGAGAGTCCAGTCTCAAGCGATAGCCTCGCTACGAGATAGGTGAAGGACTCCCGCGTTACTCCAAAGGGTCGTCATCGAGAACTTCGACTTTAGTCAAACTCTCTAAGAACAGTTCTCCGAAGGGTTTTACGGTTTCACCCGACCTACGAATTGCTTCCCAGCAAAGCCAATATACATCGCTCTGCTTTTCATCATCTCTAAAGGCTTTATGGAAGCCCTTGCCTTTGAATTGCTCGAAGGCGTACTCGATCGCCGGAGTGATCTGGTACTCGTTAACGCTTCCGTCTGCCCTTGTTACCTTTAATTTTGCCATGCTTTTGCCCCTTAGTTATTTATTTAGAATGAGCCAGTTGAAGCAACTGCTACTGTGCCAGATACATTCCATGTAACTGACTGTGTGCCAAGATCGCCAACTGCACCGTTAATATCGGTTGTGTTGTTGACTAGGCATGTCATTGTGTAGAGAGGGTTAGTCGCTGAGACGGCTGTTCCCTTTGTCTGTAGAAGTACTACAGTTACATTTGTTCCCCAAGCAGCTTGAAGTGTTGCAAGAACATTCGCTGTTGCTGTGTCGTTTAGGAAGTCGATAGTAACTGATGATGCTTCCAAGCCTTTAACTGCTTTTCTGCCGTTGTCGCCCATTGCGGTGACATCAAGTTCCTCAAAGTTACGGTTCAAAGTGATAGATGTTACATGGTCAGAAAGATCAACGGAGTTAACCTTTACGCCTACATTGTTGCTTAGAAATACTGCCATTTAGGTTATTCCTCGTCTTTCTTAGTAGATGATTTTGGTGCTGCTGGTGCAACCTGCCCGATCTTAATCAGGAAGGCTTCTTGCTCTTTTTCCCACTCGGACATAATTACTCCCATGCGCTTAGTACGGACACCTGCATTGAGCAGGTGAGAAGATCGCCTGATGCAGCATTGAGAACGCTTGGGGCGCTCACATCTCCCACATTATAGACGATCGAGGAAGCAGCTAGTTTGTTAAACACAGCAACCAGCAGATCCTCAATTCCATTTAGGTTTCCTTCGTTGTCCAGGAGTGGCACGAAGATATTGATATTAAAATTAGCAAGCGGCGCGATCGTGTTGTACTTATTGTTAGAAGGCGTTACATAAGGATCTGCCGGGCTGATTACTACGCTGTTGACAATAGGCGTGGCAGGCGGGAATGAGAATACTGAGTACTTAGTATTATCGACTAGCGCTGCCGCAATAGTTGCGCGAAGGGTTGAGATAGCCGCCATGGTCAGCCAACCATGCTGCGCGGATCGAGGTAAGGTGCAAGCAAGCCACGAACGCGAGCAAGCAAAGTGTTACCCATGCGGTAAGGGCTTGGAGCATATCCGTCAACTGTAACGCCACCGCTCGAAGGCGCTTGGCGGCTTTGCCAGATATCGATCGAGATCATTAGCGCAGCTTCTTGAATTGCTGGAACTGTTGCAGGATCGAGGTAAGTCTCGGCTGAAAGTAAGCCGTAAGGATTAATTGGGTGGCGCGGTGTTACTGCATTGTTATTGCCAGTAATCGCGTAAGTAATTGAATGAGTCGTGCGACCAGTAATTGTCTTAGATCCATTGTGCTTAGATCCTGCGCCAGTTATGACTACGGTCTCGCCAACATATAGAACATCTGTAATTGGGTCTTGAAAGTATGAAGTGCCGGTATTTGCTGTGTTGCTATGCCCGATGATCGATAGAGTGTTAGACCAGATGAAAGGAAGCAGAACATTGTCTGCGGCATCGCAGACTTCCTGCAGGGTCGCATCAGCATAGAGAGTGCCAACGCCTAAAGCGGTGCGTAACTCTGCAACTGTTGTGAGCGACATCTTTCCTCTTTTCTAAAGACTGGCGGGGTAGAAGGGCACTACCCCGCCAGCGACTTAAATGGGCTTACGCCTTGTTGTTCTTGAATGCGCCTGCTGCAACCTTAGTTGCGATAGCGCCGAAGCCGTAGTAACCAATGGTCACGCTTCCGCTGGCTGTTGACTCAGCGCGCAAGCGATAATTAGGTGACTCGTACCATGTGTAAGCATCTGGGTTGACGATGAGGATAGATCCGTCTGTGTCGGTTCCAGCTGCTGTGTTAGGTGTTACGAACAAGTTAAGTCCTGCAACATTGCCCTGAAGCGCTGTTGGAGTAACTGCTCCGCCTGCGTTCATTGGGTTTGCTGCTGTGTAAATTGGACGACCATTGTCGTTGAGTGTCATGATGTTTGACCACTGTGAAGTGTTGACGATCATGTTGCGAGCGAATGGGTTAGGCAAGCCTAGTGTTGCGTTATAGACAGAAGCTGAACCGCGAGCCACAATTCCAAGCAATTCTGATGCTGTTGGATATGTAACTGTTGTTGTTGCATCTGCTGAAGCGCCAGCGATCAATGCTGCGTTAACCGCTGCATCTGTTGCCTTTGCGTACGCTGCGCCCATGTTGCGGATAAGTTCATCAAAGAATGCTGGAGATGTACGATCGAGCAATTCGACAGAGAATGTCTGCTGTCCGGCGTACTTCTTAACATCAACTGAGAGGAATGCAGAGTTCTGATCTGTGTCAGAGAATGCTGCATCTTCTGCTGTAATTGCAACTGTTGGCATTGCTGTGATCTTTGGGATCTCGAATGTCATACCTGCATCTGGAAGAACTCCGCGTGAGATCGCTTCGATGGAAGGACGGATAGTTGTGCCAAGTGGGTTGATGATTTCTGAAAGTTGACGAGTTGGTACGAGACCAGCGTTGTCAGTTGTATTGTCTGCTGCGAGAATGTATTGACGAGCAGACTCATCGCCTAGTGCAGCGCGAATTGTGTTCTCTGCATACTTTGCAGCTGTGATTTCAATGCGTGGCTTTGTGTAAGCCATTGCTGTTACAGCAGGGCGAGCAGCTTCAACTGCGGCAGCCTCAACTGTAGGTGTTGCTTCGACTGCTGGAGTGGTTTGTTCCACGGTGGCTGTCTCGCTTTCTGTTGGTTGGGTAGGTTCAGCGACTTCATCTTCTGATGCCGCTATATCGGTTACTGCCGCAGACTTAAATGCCGCTGCTTGTACCAAACTTACTTCGAGCAGGTCTGCGCTCGATACATACAGCACGCCGTTCTTAGGCTTTGCTGCATTGACCATAACTCCGACTGAAAGACCAGTACGGAGTTCTTCGCTGGCTTCGATGAGAGCATCTGTGCCGCGTGATGACTTGGAGATCTTAAAAGAAGCAAAGATCCCTTCGTCGGTTTCGTTAAAAAATTGAGCGCGACCGATAGGCTGCTTAGGGTCATGTTCCAATAGGAGTTTGACTTTGCTGGTGTCAGAGATGTTTATCGCACCGCGCTCAAAGACAACCGCACCGGCAGAAGTGTTTCCAACTTCTCCGCCGAATGGCACTATTTTGCCAGAGATAGTGCGCGCCGCGCTATCTGCTGTGAGTTCTGCCGAGAATGTCAGCATTTCGCTCATATCATTCCTTCGCTTCCGTTAGGTGTTAAATCTGTCATTTCCATGGCTTGCTCCTGGGTGATCAACTGAAGATCAAGAAGTTCACGGATAATTGACAACTCAACGAGTGGGTCTGTGCGTAGATAATTCTTATCGATGTCGAACTTAACTATGTTGCCGCGAGCGGTGATGTCGTCCATAGATAGACGATCTTCAATGGCGGAGACGAATGGTTGCAAAGATAGAGTTAGGAACTGCTTGCGTTCGTCTGTGACATTCGCATAGGTCATCGTCGAGTTCTGGTCAGCTGAGACATAGTAAGGCGGGATATTGCAGAGCCGTGCGATTTCCGTCGCGAGGTTTTGGATTTGGTCGTTATAGCCCATGTCTTTAGGTGAAAATGAGACTGGTGAATACTCTAAAGTAGAAGTTAGATAAGCAGTTGATCGATTATTGCGGGCATTCTTCCAAGCAGCTAATAATCCTTGAACTTCTGCTGGTGGCAAGTCTGCGCCTGTGTTCTTTAGGTAACCAGTAGGCATTGGAGTGCCAGCAGCAATTACAGCAGCCTTCTGAACATCGAGGGCTGCGCGAATTGTTGAAGTGCCGGTATTTAAGATGCCGTCAGATAGCGACTGGAATGTAATTAAAGATCCGAGACCGTCCATTGGAACTGTTGCACCGTCAACGGCGTAAGACTTGACGAACACATTGTCGCGATCGAGTGTTGCAGTCACGCGAGAGTTAGCGATCCATTCAAAGCGAGAAGGGCGACCGTCCTCCTGATAAGTCTCGACGACTTGCCAGAATGCTTGACCGTAGAATAGAAGCGAGTCAACGGTGTAAGCAATAGTCACAGAGCGTGGCTGATGATACGAAGGCTGATCAAGCCATAGAGGCTTACCGAGTTCTTCACCAGTTGACTTCTTATAAAGTTCTAGAGGAATTGTGCCTATAGTGCCAGCAAGTAAGTTGCGGCAGCGTGCTAGGGCTGGAACTCCCATTGCTTCTGTGCGACCAACATAGGCAAATTGGAAGGGCATTGCATAAGGAGAATACTCACCGAGAACTTGCGGAGCAGCTTGCGCTTCAATAGTTGGCGATGATGTTGCACCTGTCAGGCGCGAAAGGATACCCATAGAGTGCAATTATACACTACATGTAGGTCATTCCGTGTAGATAGCCGCTACCTGTTGTGGTTTGTAAAGCATGTGGACAACCATGGCGGTTGCGATAGCGCCAGAGACATCGCCAGCGGATTTTCTTTTAACGATGCGCCATGATGAGTCGTTGACTTTAGCTGCGCAGTTATTCATCTGCTGTATCCAGTTAGCCTGACCAGAATGAACCACCCGAAGATTAGAAAGTCCGTCCAGCAAGTCACCGCAAGCCTGATAGAACGCAGCGCCTGAGATGTCTTGCGTTACGCAGCCTGAATTGGATAATTTATCGGCGATAGTTTGCGCGGTGTACTTGTCATAGCAGATCTGGCGCGGGCGATAGTTATCTGCCCAGCCTTTGATATCTGCCGCGATCTTTAGATCATCGACCGAGACTGCGCTTTCCCAAGTCTGCAAGATGCCGACTCCAATGCGACCGTCGGGGAGTAATTGACCAGCAACTAGCGAGGCATTGCGCCTAGAAGGTGATACATCAAAGGCAAAGACCGTGTAACCGCCGGGCGGGATCGTAAGACTTGCATCGCTAGTATCTTCGAGAATGCCATGCGCCCAAGGAGAACTCAGGGAGTCGATCCATTGGCAGAGCAACTCTGTGCGAGTATTTTCTATCGGGCTGGTAGCAACTGACTCAGCCAAAGTCTCTTTAGTAACGAGATATCCAAGTGCAGGGTTAGCCATAGCCCAAGCCTTAGGATCATCGATCTTGCAATACTGAGGCGCAGAGTATTCGTAGTAACCGAAAGTCTTTGGCGGGTTATCCAGCGCTCGTTCTCTCAACTGATTAAGTACAACGCTAAACGCATCTCCAGCGTTGCTAGTTAGGAAGATATGCGCATTAGGTTTGGCGCGAGTTACTGGCATCGCTGCTCGATAGCCTTCTTCTGACCATTCACGAACTTCATCAAGAAATAGCGCATCGGCTGATCGACCGCGAGCGCCGTCTCTAGTAGCTGCTACAACATCAAGTCTGCGACCGTCTTTCATCTCGATCGACTCTGTGCCGTTGGCATATCGGATCTGCTTGACCAGCGCCATAAGGTTCTCATTACTCTCAAAGACATTGGCTACTTGGCGAAAGGTATCTAGTGCCATAGAGCGATTAGATGAGGCGATGATGATGTTCTTGCTATCCCACTTTAGAAGGTGAGCCAAGATCAGCATACGAGTTAAGTGGGTCTTACCGTTCTGCCGGGCGACCAGCAGTAGGTTCGTCTTGCGTATCCAGTTGCCCTTCTTATCCCCGCGCCGCATGTCCGTTAATACGAACTTCTGCCATGGCAACAGCGGCATCTTC